GGCTGGGGTTTCTCCTGATACTGTGAAGTATTGGGTTAAGTCTGATAAGCAGTTTAGGGAAGATTTGGATAACGCTCGGACGGAGCGAGATTCTGTTAGGTCTGGGGCTAAGGCTTCTGATAAGTTTGATATTGGGTTTGAGGACTTTTCGTCTAAGTATTTGGAGATGAAGGTTTTCCCTCATCAGAGGAATTTTATTTCTTTGTTGGAGCAGGGTGAGCCTGAGTGGTTGCATCCTGGTATGGTGTATGAGCCTGCTGCTCGTAATAGGTTGTTGATTAACGTTCCCCCTGAGCACGCTAAGTCTACTACGGTGACTATCAATTATTCTACGTTCCGTATTGCTATGAACCCTAACGTTCGTATCATCATTGTGTCTAAGACTTTGTATAAGGCACGCGAGTTTGTTTACGCTATCAAGCAACGTTTGTCTCACCCTAGGTGGGGTAAGTTGCAGCAGGTGTTTGGTCCTGAGGGTGGTTGGCAGGGCGACGCTGATACTTGGCGTACTGACACGGTGTATCTTGGTTCTGAGGCTAGGGACTCTTCTGAGAAAGACCCTACGATTCAAGCACTTGGTATGGGTGGGCAGATTTATGGTGCTCGTGCTGATTTAATTATTCTTGATGATTGCATTACTGGGGCTAATGCTCACGAGTGGGAAAAGCAAATAAAATGGCTTCAACAGGAAGTTATTACTCGTCTAGGTAAAAACGGTAAACTGTTGATTGTAGGTACACGTATTGGGTCTAATGACCTGTATCGTGAACTCCGTAATCCTGAACATTGGTCTGGTGGTAAATCCCCTTTCACATATCTGGCTATGCCAGCAGTATTGGATTTTTCGGAGAACCCTAATGACTGGGTGACGTTGTGGTCCAAAAGTGACCGTCCTTGGGATGGTGACGAGGACACCACACCAGATTCTGATGGATTATATCAAAAGTGGGATGGTCCTGCACTATTCCAACGTCGCTCAGAAGTAACACCTAACACTTGGGCTATGGTATATCAACAACAAGATGTTGAAGAAGATGCCATATTCCCAGCGTTATGTATCCAAGGTTCCGTTAACGGTATGCGTAAAACAGGTGTCATAAACCCTGACGCACCAGGACATCCTAAAGAAGGTAACTTCCGTATTGTTATGGGCATTGACCCTGCAATGGAAGGTGCAACAGCAGCAGTCATTGTTGCCACAGATATGTCGACACGTAAACGTTACGTGTTAGATGCTCTGAATATGACAGAGCCTACCCCTGAAAAAATTAAAAACCTCATCCAGGATTGGACTATCAAGTACCAACCCAATGTTGTTGTTGTGGAGAAAAATGCCTTCCAATTATATCTTACCAAAGATGAACAGATACGTGACTTTCTCAGTTCAAGGGGAATCCAGTTCCGTGAGCATTATACTGGAAATAACAAGTGGGACATCGGCTTTGGCGTTGCATCGATGGCTAGCCTCTTTGGAACAACTCATCAAAACAAATTCGTAAAAGGTTCCAACCTTATTGAACTTCCATCTTCAGAAAAATCTGAAGGGGTCAAAGCATTAGTTAACCAACTCATTGTCTGGAAACCAGATATGAGGAAACGTCAACCAACAGATTTAGTTATGGCTTTATGGTTCACAGAACTTGTTAACCGTGAATGGCTTGAAAAAAATAATAACGCAATAAAGTTTATGCCAAACAAATGGGCAACTAGGCGACAGTTAGACAGTCGCATAACTATTGACCTTGATGAACTATATGCTTCACAACAATCTGAACAATTCTACGTCTAGAAGGAAAAATGGCACTTACCCCTGAACAAGTCTTTGACCGCGTATCTGCGCTCAAATATAAAAGTCAAGAACGTGACGCACGTATGGGTCAAATACTTGATGTACGTAAAGGCAACCTTGCTGACGTATACCCTGATATGTTCCCACCTGATGTTCCAAAACCAATGGTGGCAAACTTTGTTGACATTGCAGCACGCGACATCGCAGAACTTTTAGCACCACTACCATCATTCAACTGTTCTGTTTATAACAGCACAAACGATAAAGCACGTGCCTTTGCTGACAAACGCACACTTATCGCAAACAACTATGTTCAACACTCACGTCTACAAACACAAATGTACACAGGTGCTGACTGGTATGTTTCATACGGTTTCCTACCATTCGTTGTTGACCCAGATTCAGAGTCAGGGCTTCCACGTATTCGCATAGATAACCCTCTAGGCGCATACCCAGAATTTGACCGTTTCGGTAGACTTATCTCTTACACCAAACGTTATATGAAAACAGTTGGTGAACTCATTGCAGAGTTCCCAGAATACGAAGGTGCAATCCTTGGACCATACGGTAGAACCGAAGGTTCATACTCTGCACAACTAGAACTTATCCGTTACGAAGATGCAGACCAAATAATGTTATACATTCCTGCACGTAACAACACAATACTTTCATACACACCAAACCCAATTGGTGAAATGTTAACACGTGTAGCAGTAAGACCAGGCATCGATAGTGAACCACGTGGACAATTCGATGATGTTCTATGGGTACAACTAGCACGTGCACGTTTCTCAAGCCTAGCACTTGAAGCAGCAGAAAAATCTGTTCAAGCACCATTGGCTTTACCAAACGATGTACAAGAATTTTCTTTCGGACCTGATGCTGTAATTAGAAGTAGCAACCCTCAAGGTATTGGTCGTGTACAATACAATGTTCCTTCAGCAGTATTCACAGAGTCACAACTTTTGCAATCAGAAATGCGCCTAGGTTCACGATATCCAGAAGGTCGTTCAGGCAATATAGACGCAAGCATAATCACAGGGCAAGGCGTACAGGCTTTGCTAGGCGCATTCGACACACAAATTAAAACAGGTCAACAAATCCTATCAGAAACATTCCAAGAAGTAATCAAAGTATGTTTCCGTATGGACGAAATTGCATTTGATTTTGATAAAACAGTTAACGGTGTATCAGCAGGTGCACCATACGAAATCAAATACAAACCATCACGTGACATTAAAAAAGATTACAACATTGAAGTACGCTACGGTTTAATGTCAGGACTCGACCCAGGTCGAGCACTAATATTTGCATTACAAGCATTAGGTGCAAACCTAGTGTCAAGAGATTTTGTTATGCGTGAACTACCTTGGTCAATGAACGTGACCTCTGAAACTGAACGCATAGAAATTGAAAAACTAAGGGACTCACTCAACGGTTCTATCAATGCACTAACGCAAGCAATACCACAAATGGCAGTTGGCGGACAAGACCCAACACCAATTGTTGAAAAAGTTGCACGTGTAATTGATTCAAGACGCAAGGGTATGGCAATAGAAGATGCAGTAATGCAAACCTTCGCGCCTCAACCTGCACCAGTCACCCCAGAAGGTGTGTCTCCAGTTGAGCAAACCGTCCCTAGTGCTCCTGTCGCAGCCCCTTCTGGGGCTTCTCCTGAAATGCAAGCCCAACCAGATTTAATGACATTGATGGCTGGAATAAGTGGAGCAGGTTCACCACAAATGTCAGCAAGAGTTCAACGTCAACAAACAGTTTAAGGAAAACATATGTCAGATAAAAGAAACACCAAACCTGACTATGTTAAACAATTCCAACAAGCATTAGATGCTTGGGTGCAAGACTTACATCCAATGGGTGGTTTTGCAACAGGTGTTGTAACAGTTGTAGAGATGATAAATTCAGACGGTAAATATTTTCTACACGTAATAGATGATGGCAAATCCCCAGTATGGAAACTTAAAGGGATGCTTGACGCAGCAGTATATGAAATTGATAATAAATATATTGAAGAAGATGAGGATTAATGGCACAGCCAGTTAGAGTCGGCGCAGGTGGAGACTACGGCGACCGTAAAGCCCAAATGGAGCAACAGATGGGCGCGGAAGTAGCAGGAGAAGCAATACCTGCAGCAACTTTTCCGTCAACAAACCTTATTGGTGGACCAACTGCAGAACAGTTACCACCAGTAACAAGAATAAATGAACCAACAAGATACCCAAATCAACCTGTAACTGATGGTGGAAACGCTGGACCAGGTGCTGGTATGGGTGATTTACCTGTTCAAAATTCAATGAACCCACAAGACAATGTTGCTCTGTTAGCACGCGCTATTTATGCTCAGTACCCAACTTCACAAAATCGTAGAATCATTGAAGTTTTGAATAGGACTAACAGGTAATGGCTGGCAGAAACCCACAATTTTACGAAAT